ACGGAAGTACTACCGTCGCCATTGGTACCATTATTACCACCGTTGTTTTGAATATTGTTGCCACCATTATTTAATGTGTTGTCTACCGGGTTGAATATTTCAACATCCACAATTCTAACTCTTCTACAAGCCATTGCGTTTACAGAGGTAACACCTTCAACAGAATTTTTCTTGAAAGGTTTTGAACAATCAATATATTGATATGGTGCTTGGTCTAACTTACCTCCTTCACCTTGATATGTTTGTACTTTAACTGTGATTTTACCATCAGCTTCATAATCACCAATTGTTTTACTACCCGCAGGTTGTGCGTATAACCATTGTTTGACACTATCGCCTCTCCTTGTTGATAGTTGAACATTATAGTCTTCATTATGAAGTGCGGAGGCAGTTCCTGATAAACTAAATTTAACAGTTTTACCTTGTGCTAATGCGTCTCCAACTAATTTTGCTAATTGTTTAGCGTCATTAAATTCTTTTTCTATATAGTCAAAAAATTCACTAACTTTATCTCTTCTTGTATCAACAAAAGATTCTAAGTATTTTATCGCAGCATTTGGGCTAAGATTTTGTATTTGTGCCTGTGTAAAAGGAACGTAACTCGCGTCATTATATTTAAAAATAATATTTCTAGCCTTACCAAATGTTTTACCAAATAAGTCAGTTCCACCATTATCTAAATATGCGGTCTTAAGTGCCAAATAGTCATCATATACTTCATTAAAAGGTTTTTGTGCTTGGAGGGGGTCAAACACACCATTAACTGTTTTTTGACCAGGATAATCATTATGGAAATAAAACCCAATATCTTGAAGGTTAGGTTGGATGATTGTTGGTGTAAATGTAGGTGTTGGTGTTGCAGTCGGTGTTGGTGATGGTGTCGGTGTTGGTGTTGCAGTCGGTGTAGGTGATGGTGTCGGTGTAGGACTTGGAGTTGCTGTAGGACCTGGAGTTGCTGTAGGAGGTGGTGTATTACAAGGGTTTCCTGTTCGTGTTATTGTTCCATCGGCCGCATTTGTAAAGTATGGTTCAGTATTTTTTTGAACACACACCGTACCTGTTGCACCACTTTGTAGTGCAATTGACGTTAAAGTTGTTTGACCACAACCTGTGTAGTTAATAGTTGTTGCACTGTTTCCAACTGCATATTGATATTCTAAACATGGAACATCTTCAGGTGGTGAAACCGAAGGGGGTTCTTTTGTTATAAATTCTGTTTCTGTAATTTCTCTAACTAATACTTGCGTTTCAAATATATCTTGAGGGGTAAATGTTACCCACTTTTTAATTAAGTCATAAATATCATATTTTGTACAACCCGCAATAAATGAATCAATTACCTGTGTAATTGAGCCTTCACCTTCTCTTTCCAATTCTTTATCAACCAAGACATTCATAATGGAAGGGTGGTCAACTAATATTTTAAAACCAATATTTCCTTTTCTTGAGGTATTGGTATATGTATAAATTGGTTCGGGTCTTCCTAAAAAAGTATTATCTTGCCAACTTGTTTGTATACTCTCGTCAAATGTTAAATCATAAGGTGGAAACCACATAATTCTACCACCGTTTGGTCCTTTTTCACAAGTTGGTAAATCTTCGTATGTAAATCCAGGTGTGTTTGAGGTTCTCCAAGACAAGTTCTCTAAAGAAAACATATATTTTTTTACCTTATCTTTACCAAAATCTAAACTACTTGAACTTGGGTCGCTATATGGTACAATATTCAAGTTATATGTGTTAGTTAATACAGAGTCTGGATATTTTCTAATATTACCATCTGTTTTTTGTAATTCTCTATATGTGTAGTATGGTCTATCTTTTGTGAACACTCTACAATATTCATAACCAACTGGGTTTTCGCTTTGTTCACCAACCGAAGTTTTTGTAGTATATCTTACAACTCTCGAACCTTTAGTCAATTCTTGATACCCGTCGTTGAAAACTTTGGAAATTTGGTTAATCGCATTTCCGACATGTTCTAATTTGTTATCTGAAAGATTGCCCGCTTCAACTAATTTTTGTGTAGTATCTAAAATGGAGCCAGGAGTAAAATCAAACAAGTTAGAACCACCTTGTCCAAAACTTGGTGGTGTCCCCCACTCCGTTAAATCAGCACCTCCTCTCTGTGGTAGTTTTCCTTCTTTTGTGTAGTTTTCTCTTCCTATCCATGTAAACCCACCAAAAACGGTAGAGTTTACTAAAGTAGTTCCGTCCTGAGCGGCGCCGGCACTAAAGTAATTTCTAGAATTTATACCAAATTTTATCTCATCTAATTGGTCCGTTTCGTAAGCCTTTCCTATTCTTGAGTAGGAAAGTACCGGACCAATTGAAGATTCATTTTCGTTAAACTTAGATAATGGAAGTTGGTTACTTGGTGATAAAATATTTTTTAAGAAGTTTTTATTATCTCCAACATAAAATTTTGGTTGCGGTGCGAGTAAACTTAAACCTTGCCCATATGATGGTCTATAATAGTTATATGAAAATTGTTGGAAAATTAAGTTTCTTGTTGGAATTGACGTGTACGCCATCAATAGTTCAGATGCAGCGTCACTTGCAGAACCCTTATTATTAAATATAGGTCCTCCTGCACCTCCTAAAGCTGAAAGAGAATTTTGTAAAAAAGTATTTTCATTATTAATTCTCGCAGGGTAATCAAATAACTCTCCGATAATAAATGAGTACGGACTATACAAACCTGCCAATCTAGCAGCAAAATCAATAGCATCTCCCGCAATACCTTGAGGTGATGTAATTTTATAGTTCATGGCAATCAGAGGGATATTACCTGTAGCCATTCCTAATACGTCAAACGGGTCAAGATTAGGTTTCACTGAAAGTCCACCTGACTGTGGGTCTATTGATGAATTAAGTGCATTTACTCTACCAACGGTTTGCTGAAGTAATTCTAACGCAACTCTTGCTTTAAATTCTTTTTGAAGGTTTTGTGCACTTATTTTTGCTAAATTAGAATCTTGCGATAAAGGACCATCTGAACCTGTAGGGTTATCTTGTAATAAAATACTATATGGTGTGTATGTAGATGGTAAAAATATAAAAGTGTTGTCTGAATTCGCATAAGGTAATTGTAGAACCTGAAGTACTTCGTTGTCAAAATCAATATCGGGATATGAACCTATTCCTGTTGAATATGTATTTGAAAGATATGCTTGTGTTTCACTTTGACCTGCTTGTATTTCTAAAGTACTTCCAATTGTATCATCAACACCATAAGGACCTACGTTATCCGCCGGTAACAAATCATCATTAATTACAACAGAGTCACCATACGAAGTAGTACTTCCAAGAGCCGGTCTTGGTCCATATTTGTTATTGATGTATGTTCTATTTTCAACAACTTGACCAATACTTTCAAGTTCACTATTAATCGTATCGGGAAATCCATACTCACCTTCGTTAGATTTTGTTTGAAAGTTAAGGTTGATGTCAGATTGTCTTGTTTCGTTTTCAGGACCATATTGATTAATAGTAAATAAAACGGGTCTTTGTTCTTTAGAAATTCTTTCTAACTTATTTGAAACGGTGTCTTCAATTGTGTAGTTACCTTGAGATAAAAATAAAATTCTTAAAGTCCTGTACATTTCAACCTCAAACTCACTTTGACCATTTTCAGGTCTGTATAAGTTTAACTTGAATAATTGTGGTCTTTCGTCTACACCTTCTAATTCTAATCCACTTTGTATTGTATCTGTGTAATCGTACTCACCCGTTCCAATACTTGAACTAATTCTATATTGTTGTAAGTCGTTATTAATTGACCAAAGTGTTGTTCCATAAATCTCATCACCTTGTGCGGTTGGGAAATATTGATTTGTTACATATAGTAACCCTTCTTGTGTATTTCCTACAAACTCCAATTCATTTCCTATTGTGTATGAAATCGAATAAGGTGATTGGGTTCTAAATGACGAAAGTGTTAATACGTCATTTATGTTATAGACTGTTTGACCAAAGTCTTCACTTCCAAATACTCCCCACTTATTTAGTATTTTTAAATCAATTTCTTTTTGATTTCCAATTCTCTCTAAATAGTTGTTAAATGTATCAACAATTGTATATTCACCATCACCTATAGTTAAAATATTTTGGTCGTCATTGATAAAATAAACCGAACTTCCAAACCCTGCAATATTATTTTGGGGTCTGTAGACATTTTTTACAATGTGATAAAGTTCTGAGTTGTCACCAATAGTTTCTAAATCACTTGAAATTGTATCAGTTAAATCATATTGTCCTTCATTCGATTTATAATTCGAATTTTTGTTAATTTGAACCATATCACCATACTCTTCACTATCTTCAGGACCGTACTGATTAATTGGAAATAGTATCCTTTCTTGTCTATCTCCTATAACTTCGATTGGTGTTGAGTCAATAGGAGTAAGGTCTGTATATGAAAATTCACCTTGTGCAGGTTTGTCGTCAGTTCCAAAAAAATTAACAACACGATATGCTGGCAAATTTCTTGCCAATAATTTTTTTCTAAAGTTTTCTGTAGAATTGAATGAAAGTGGACTTTCCATTAAACTTTATTTGATAAATAGATTATAGTTCAATTTTTTCTAAAGAACACCCTGTTGTTTTTGGTAATCTTTCATTTTGTAAAGAACCAAGTCCATTAATTGTTTTTGAAATTGAGGACTTGAAAATATTTTGCTGATGTCTGCGTTTCTATCACCGTCTACTCTACCACCAACATTTACATTAATGTCTAATGCTCCTCCGATTGTTTGAGTACCTTTACTTATGGTATCTGTTAAATTAGTTTTTGAGTTTAGTATGTCACTAAGTCCAGTTCCAACTGCGACTTCATCACCAGCAATACCTTTATAAATCTCCCCCTTTGACATTATTTTAGGTGGGCCAGAGGCAGGAAAAAAAGCATCTTTTATTTCATTACCGGAAGCTTTTTTAATATTTTCTATTGCGGTTTTTACTAAATTAGCATAAGCCCCCTGTTCAACCTCATCAGGTGTTAATGTTCCCCCCATAGTAGCAGCTGCGGCATCATACTTCTTCACACCTTCTGCCGTGACAGGGGCTAAGGTTGTTGCTGCGGTTTTTCCAAGTGTGCCTGTTTTTTCAATACTTTTATTTATGTCCATTAACAATTTATCTCTGTCGTTCGGCTCCATACTCCTCAACACAGCCTCCCTTATCACATTAACATCTTTTGCTTGTGTTTCTTGAATTGTCATTTGTTCTATTGCCAAGTCTTTGTCAGATTTTGCGGCATCTATTTGATATTGTTCTAATGCTTTTGTGAACTCTCCGTCTTTCATTAAAGTTGCTAAATCTCTAACTTCTCCTGTGTTTTTATCAATTTCATCAAATCCAGGTAAGTCTACAGTGACTGTACCTCCAGGTCCTATTTTTGCCAATCCGGCAATAAGACCTTGTTGGTCCTCACTTAATTTATCAACCCCCCCAATTCCCTTTAACATGTCAATTTTTGCAGCCTCTCGCCCTGTGTTTACCAAATCTTCCAAATTAGTATTTGTCAATGCAGCTTGTTCTCTTAGACGATACATGTCTTGTGTTGCTATATCAAAATTACCTGTTTCTTTGTTAAATTTGAAAGCGGACGCTGTAGATTTGACTAATTCTTCCTGTATTCCATTAACATCAGTTTGAGCCATATGTAAAAGTTGGAATGGGTCCGCCAACTTACCAACAGCACCTCCCATCATTTGAAATGAAGCTGCTACTTCTAATGCCTTTTCTGGGTCCAAAACACTGTCTGCTAATTTTTTTGCACCTATTGACTCCATAGAAGTTCTTAATAGTTGTGCTTGTTTTGCCATTTTTGTCAATCCATCTATACCACTTTTGAAACCGAACCCACTCATACTTTTTAAGTTCTTTCCAACTTCAGCTACAAGTGATTTAGCGTTCAAACCAGACGCTCTTGCGGTGTCAGCAACTTTTTTCATTTTTTCAACTGCCTCTGCTTCTGTACCTCCAAATCTTACCATTTCTGCAACCATAGTACCAACTTCTTTTGTTGCCATTCCTGTTGCTTTTGAAAACTCAACCATTCTTTTTAGTGAGTCTGATGATGGTGTTACTATCCTATTAAATGCACTTGCTAACCCTTCAACAGCATCTGTTACATCTTTAAAAGATGAACCTAAATCCATTGTATCTTTATATGCAGCATAAAGATTTTCTCTAAATTCATTTGTCCCACGAACAGGTCCTCCCATACTTCTTTGTAAGGCAAGTGCACTGTCATTCATACTTATTAGTGACTTGTTGATGTTTTCGAAAATAGTTAGAGGTACATCTCCAACTACAAAATCTTTCAAAGCTCCTTTGACGTTCGTTAGTTGGTCACTTATTCCATCTACAGAAGCATAGGGAGATGTACTTTTATCTGCAGACCCCGAAGCAGATACTTGACCTTCATTACCAAAAAATAACATCATCATAATTATAAGTATTTTGTATAGTTATTTTCTTTTGAAGTCTTCTATAAGTTTTTCTACGTAATATTTTCTTTCATAGGTTGGCATTTTCATTATATCTGAATATGAAAAATGACAATATTTTGCAAGATAATATATCTCGTCCATTAATATTTTTTTATATTGAGAAGAAAGGACGAAAAAATTCCACCCCAAAAGCAACATCGAATGTTACTTTTTCTCCTGACGGGGCGTAAACTGTTTGTTTTAGATTTAATTGTGGTTCACACTCTTTTATAAATTTTCTAATACTTTTGGAGTCATTTATTGGCATTTGACTAACAAAAGTTGCGATGTGTTCTCTATCAGAATTACCGTCAATTTCAACAATATGTTTTTCCAATGTTTTAGTAATAGTTGGAGCAATCATTCCTGAAGGGTAAGAATCTCTAATTTTATCTATTTCTATTGAATCTCCAATAGATAAAAGTTTTAACAACACTTTTTTATTTGACTTTGGTAGTTTGAATTCAAAATAACCATTTTCGTTTGGTTTGTGGTTTGGTTCGTCGTATGAAATATTGTCTAATAGAACCGATACTTCGAATGGTTTTCCTGTCAATGGGTCTCGTAACTCATAAGTATATTCAGGACCAAATGATGTATTTCTTAAAAAAATCAGTATTACTCTTGCATCAACTTCAAGTAATTGATTAACGTCAAAGTTTGGTTCGTATACTTTATTTCTTAGTAGTGTATTTACGATACCATCTTTAACAATATTTGGTGATACTAGTAGGTTTTCATCACTTGCAGTCAAATATCCAACTTTCAAAGATTCTTTTTTTGGTTTATAAAAAATTCCTTTTGTTGGTAAACTTACCACATCATGTGGTAGATTAAAATCCATTCGTCCATAAATTGCAGATTGTTCCATAGTTTTTTATTTTAAAAATAGATTCATCAGTTTTAATGTAAATAAAAAATCCCACCTGAATAGATGGGATTATATTATATTTTATATAAAAATTAGTATACTAAAATACATCTATCGGGACGTAATGTCGCTTTTACTGTAATTAAGTTATCTTCACTGTAACCTAATGAGTCAAAATCAACACTTGTCAAGAATACTCCTTGTAAAATCCACTTTTCAACTGCTACCCCTGTTGGGTCTAACATTTCTAAGTCGATATCTTTTTTGTAACCTGCAGCGTATCCCATACGTCCTGTAACTGACTCAGCATGTAAACGAACCCATTCCATAAGTGCTTGAGATGCTGATGGTCCGATTGGGTCACGGAAAGTAACGTCAATTGTTCCCCAATTAAATCGACCTGCAACATAAGTTGAAGTGTTTAAGAATGGAATCTCAACTTCTTTGATTTCAACTTTAGGTCGTGAAGTAGATTCAACATACCAAGAGTTTATCCCTAAAGAAGAAGGGAAAGTAATGATAAACCTATTTTTTCTTTTAGGTTCATACTGAAAGGGCATTTTCATTAATAAATCAGCCATATCTTTTGTTTTAAGTTTGTTTTATTTATTTGATAAATATCTAAAAATAATTTTTTTTATTTACTTTTTATTTTTTTTAAAATATTCTAGTACTAGAACTTAATATCTAGTTTTATTACCTCCTTTAGTTAAATATAAGTTTACTGGATTTTCTTCATACTCTTGGTTTAATAATTCAGATATCTTTTCAATATTTCTTAAGTCGTCATCTGAAAAACCTATTAATGGTTCCCATACAGGATTTGCATTAACGTCATTTTTAAACATCGGTGTCCCACTTGTTTCCATGTTCTGTGATATTTCTTTTGCTAAATCTCTACAATAAGATATAAAGTTCTTAAGAGCATTAAACTTAGCAATCTCAGGACTTGAAGCATTTCCTTTACTAAAAGAAACCGGTTCGAAAACACACATATCTAAATATTCTTTTAATTCAGATGGGGACAATGCTTCTATTTTTGTGTCGTTTGAAACTTTGTTACCTATTTTTCGATACTCATTTAAATTTTTTGCCAATTCTCTTGTATTTATACCTTCTCTATTACTCATTATAACGTTGTATACCGCCTCTTTAAGGGTTTCAGGGCTATGACCTCTTGCAGTAATAATTGCAAATATAGACCCCCCATTAACACACTCCACAAAATCACTCCACGCAGGACCTGTTTTTGCCATCATAGCGTCTAAAATGAACCTTTTATTTCCTTGTTCTTTAAAATTTCTGAAAGCCCCTAAAGCATATCCTATTATTTTTTTACCACGATAATCAAACGGTTCAACTCCAATTTGTTCTCTGTGTTCAGCAAAATCTTCAGTGGACATTGGGACTTCATTCTCATCTTCATCTACAACTATTATACTAGTTGGCATAAACATGATGTTGTCGTCCCAATCGAATGCGTAATATTTTAAGTCGGGCCGTCCTACCTCATCGAAACCTTCATTTAGGTATCTTTTAATTCCACGTCTAACCAAACTTTTGATGTCCATTATTTTTTTAATTTTTCTAATAGTTTTTCAAGTTGTCTCTCAGTAATAACAATATTTTGTTTTTTATCAGAAAATGTTTTTTTACCTGGTTCTGTATATCCAAGAGATTCTTTAATTAGTTTCTTTTCTATTTTCATTTTTTAAAAAATTGTTATTTTTATAGGTCATCAAATGATGCTCCTGCTGGTGTTATTACAAACTCGATGTCAATATATTCTAACGCTCTTGTAGGTTTAATAAATATTTTACCTGTTAAAGTGTTAGAGTCTAAATCTTCAGGTGTGTTAGATACTTGAACTCTAAAGTCAATAAGACCTCTATCTCTTCTAATTTGGTCTAATATTGGGTTCACAGAGTCTAAGAAATCTTGTCTCACTTTTGCGTCGTTCTGTTCGAATAACAATCTAACGGCTACTGCAGATATTAATTTACGTGCTTGAAGTAGTAACCTTCTAACGTTGATTCTGTCAAGTGCGGATTCTCTAACTTGTAAAGTTTTGTTACCCCAAATTACAGTACCCACATCATTGAAAGTTGCAATTGGATTAATTCTTCCTTTGTATAAGGTATCTCTATCATCTTGAGTAAGATTTTTTCTTGCTCTAATTGCATTTACTAAACCTCTTGTGTAACCGGCTGATGCGAACCATGGGAATGCTATGTTGTCAGTTAACGCGAAGTTTCTCATTACTTCTGATGTTGGTGGGATATAGATTTGTGTATTTGATACACTGTCTAATGTCAAAATCCATGGGTAATAAGTTGCCGTGTAGTTTGAGTCGATACCCGTTTCTTCTAAGTTATCTACAGCCGCTGTTGGGAAAATTAGTCCCTCAGAGATATCATCATAAGATGGTAAGAACAAATTAAAGTCAGGTGTTGTACAAACATACAGTGAGTCTGCTCTATCTATTTGGACCATCTCAATAGCATCTTCAACTAAGTTAGAGTTGTTTACGTAATCAATACCAGGAGTTGCGAATACATTAATATTAGTTCTTTCAGGGTTAGCAAATGTGTCTTGACCCCATCTGTAAGCGTAGTAGTCAGTGTTTGCCCAATTTTCTTGGTTAGGTCCTGAAATAGATTTGAATGCCCCCCATCCTGATGCTGTTGGGTAAGTTACCGAACTTGCAGCTCCATTTAAGAAACCTGTTTGACCGAGTGCAAATGTATCACCATTTGTTCTATATTCTCTATAGATATCCCATCCGTCAAAGCCACCGTAAGGTAAAACTGTGAATTTTCTAGTGTTTAATTTGTAATATGGATTTGTAACGCTTGTTGGTTCAGAGTCAAATGAACCTGCCCCCACGTAAAATGCACTTTGTCCTGATGTTGTGTAACTAGAAGATATTGTTACAATTGTTGCTCCACTGTCTAAGTGGAAACCTTTTGTTTTATATCCCCACTCATCACCTGTAGTTGCAGTTGCTAAATTGTTAGGGATTTGTTTTCCTTTATATTGGAAGAAGTCATAATCAAACCCAACACCATTACTGATACCTAAATACGCCAAACGTGGATTTTCACCCGAAGAACGAACTACGTTGTTTCCTCCACTTGTGTTTCCAAATGGTGGGTCATAAACAATCTCACCCGGTGAATAGTATTTAGTTTTGTAAGGTACAAATGGTGGAGTAGCATTTGCATACTCTCTTGAAATGTAACCCTCAAACCCACATGGTAGTGCATCTATAGGTGCGTCATTGTTCATTTCTAACATCACATATTTAGACCTTACTTGATATTCACCATTAGATGTACCTATTTTTTTAGCGATAAAACTATTTTGACTTGGGTCCATAGAACATCCACGAAAACTTTCTAAAACAACAACGTTAGAATCTGTGTCGTAAAAATCACGTACTAAAACGTCGAATGTTAAGTTATTAAATGATATGTTAGCAATTGATAATTTTACTAATGTATTAGCTGCGTTACCGTCAGATATCAAAACAAATCTAAATAGGTTAAATACTTTACTACCTCGTAACTCTGATACTAAATAAGGAGTTTTTGGTGTTTGGTATTGTTCTAAGTAAAAAGCAATACTATCAGAGTAGTTTAAATTATTTGTGTCGGTCACCCCTGGTAATTCAATAAGGTCACAATAAAGTCCTCTAATTTTTCCTTGGTTATATCCATAATTTAAAAGTGAACTATATGTTTCTTCAACAAAAATTGGAACATCAGTTCTACTTTTTCCAAAATTACTTCCACCAAACACTTTTCTAATAAAGTTTGGACTAACACTATTCATAGATGTCTCAAAAGAGAAGTTTGTGTTTTGATATGTTGTACCTGTAATAAGGAAAGTTGCTTTTGGATTTTTGGTTACACCTGAGTAATTACCTGAACAAACCATACTAACCCCTGTGGTTGCCGAAACTTGAAATAAAGGACCGTGTTGAGTTGAACTAAATGTTGAAATACCTCTTGACCTCAAAGTTGCAACTACAACTTCATTGTATTCACTGTATGGTGATGCCGAATAGTTTGTTGTGTAGACCGCCACAGTACCTGAGTAAATACCTGAAACTGGAGTTCCTGTAATCCCTGACATCGCAACACCAAAACCAACCCCATAGTAAGAGTTGTTAGGTGGGTTATGAGTATAATCAAACAAAGCGTAGTACCATGGGTCGTTTGTTGTTTGAGCAGATAAAGAACTTGCAGTTGCTCCTGTTAAATTTCCTACCCCAAAAGTTTCAGAGTATAGTGTAATTGTGCCTGTACCGTTTGTACTAACACCTGTAACTGAATTGAAAGTTGAGGAACTTACACTTCCCCAAAATAATGCAGTGTTCCCTGACAGTGCTAATGAATTTGCAAATGCTTCAATTCTATTAGAAACGTATGTTTGTAAGTCTTGGTTTACAGAAGAAGTACCTCCATCAAACTGTGTATAAGTGTTGTAAAAACTATTGTTCACATTTATCGCTCCCGGTATTGTTGAAGTGAAAGTAACAGTACCACCAGTGTTTCCTGTAAATGTAATACCTAAGGGACCTGTTGTACCCGTTGCAACCATTGTTGACGGATTAGGGTTTGCAATTGTAGAAATAGACCAAGATGGTCCCGCATCGTATCCTGATAAACCTAGTACTCTTGTTACGAACAATTGATTTGATTGTGATAAATATGATTTAGCAATATAACCTAATTCATATTTTGGTATTTGTGTATTGACAAATTTTTCAGGACTAGTTCCACCAAAATATGTGGTGAACTCATCAAAATTTGTTATGAAAATTGGTTCGAAAGCCGGACCACGTAGTGTCTCTCCCGCTAAACCTAATGTAGTGACCCCAACACTCTGAGCCACAAATGTTAAATCTCTTTCTGAAGTATAAACTCCTGGCGAAACGAATATTTTATTAGATGCCATGTTAAATGTAAAGTTTTTTCTTTTATTTTATATATAAATACAATCATAAATTGTAAAAAACTTTACAACAAACCAATATTTATTTTCAAGTAAGAAAAAATTCTACCTTTTTTCTGCCCTACAAAAATTGATAAGATGAAAAAAATTAAAAACTTGAAAATATCGGAGGAAA